TACCAGAGTGGCCTCAATGTCTTCGTTGTTCCAAATCCTGTAACTAAAGTACTCCCCGTTCAAGTCACCCTTGATTTTGGCTTCACTAACGGGAAATATGAGATCGATGCCCTATCCAAGACCTTGGAGTGCAAGAAAAACAGCCCCTATTATGAGGCTCACAAAGAAGCCCAAGCCACCCTCAAGGCCCTGGGGAACCTCAACCCCAAGCCCGATGGCGACTTCACAGCCATCAACGGAATACCAGGCTCTGGCAAATCCAGATTCATCCTGGATGCCTACAACACCGGCAGCTGGGACCTGATTGTCACACCTACCAGTGCTCTAAAGAAAGAGTTTGTCGACGCCGGCTGCCACGCAAAGAGCTGGGCTTCGGCCATGCCTGACGCCACTGGTTTAGCCATCATCATCGACGAGGCCTACCTCATGGACCCTGTGGCCGTGTGCTACTACGCCAATGTTAGCTCCAGACTCATGTTAGTCGGAGACAGCATGCAGCAGAAGTATGATTCTTCTAACAGAACTGCTGGCTGTGCTTCAAGGTGCAAGAGCCTTAGTGAAGCTATCATTGGCGATGTAGCCCGCCTCACAGTCAGCTACGCCGTGCCCTTAGATGTAATGGCATACCTGGTGTCAAGATTCCCTTGGGCTCGTGGTTTTACCACCCTCAACCCCAATCTAGACAGTGTCCGTTTCACGGACCTAGCTAGAACCCTGAAGGATTCTGACTGGCGCCAGCGAGCAGCTACGGCCTTTACTTTCTCCAAGAAGAGCAGTGAGCTGCACAAAGTGAAGACTGTCGCCAGCATTCAAGGTCTCCGCCAGCCTGAATGCGACTTAATCATGACCGGAGACTGCGCCACTACGGCCTGCAAAGTCCCCGCTCAAATTTATGTCGCCATAACCAGGCACACCAGACAGCTGAACGTTTCTGTCCTCTCCATGGGTGCGCGCCGCATCCTGGATATCAAGCGCATAGACTTCAACCAAAAAGTCGGCTCCAGAGACGCCTGCGCCACATCCAGTGGCTATCGTGCGTTCTCTGATGTGGCCTTCACAACTGGCGTCTATGCCTCCACCACCACAACCGAGATCAAGAAGCTAGCCCCCCAGGCTCCCGCTGACTTAGATCACGGTCTTGTTGAGGACTTAAACCTTCGCCCTGCCTGGCTGCACAGCTCTACTTCATTTGCTGTGCCAGAGAGCTGCCAAGTCAACAAAGACATAGCTGGTGGCTTTCAGCTATTCGCTGTGGACGCCCCGCCCTCTGACCTTCCAGAAAGCCTCTCCCCCGGCCAAGTGGAAGTCGTCGAAGTTGCCATTCCATTAGGCAACCATTGCGGCGCGTCAGCCCTAGTCGACGACAT